TCAGAACGTACTACAGCTGAAGAAGTACGCATGACTCAGTTAGAATTAGAACAGCAGTTAGGTGGTTTATTCTCACTGTTAACCACAGAATTCTTAGTACCATATTTAGATAGGTACTTAAATGTATTTCAGAAGACAGGAGAAATTCCACGTATACCTAAAGGATTAGTTAAACCTACTATTGTAGCTGGTATTAATTCATTAGGTAGAGGACAAGATGTACAGGCTTTAGGTCAGTTCTTAACTACCATTGCTCAAACAATGGGACCAGAAGCTATTCAACAGTATATAAATCCTGAAGAACTTATTAAAAGGCTTGCAGCTGCTCAAGGTATTGATGTTCTTAATCTCGTTAAGAGTGCACAGGAGCTTCAACAAGAACAGCAAGCACAACAACAAGCCCAGATGGAACAAACAATAGCAGAGCAAACTCCTAACATGATGAAGGCTCCGCTAGCTGATCCATCTAAAAATCCAGCTTTAGCAGCACAACTAGAACCACCACCTGAAGGAATCTAATGGCAGAAACAATGACTTATGATCCTGGTACTGATTCAGTTACCACGGAGAATAATCTAACACAAGATGAACAAGAGTCCTTAGTAGTAGGACAAGAAATGGAAAACCAGCAGGAACAAGCTCTTGCTGGTAAGTACAAAAATGCTCAAGAATTAGAGAAGGCTTATATAGAACTCGAAAAAAAATTGGGCGAAAAATCTGAGCCAACTTCAGAAGAAGAAAGTTCAGATGAGCCACAGGCGGAAGAGAAATCTGATACAGAAGAGAAGTCAGATGATTCACCTCCTGACTTTGCTTTCCTAGAAGATTTATATGAACAAGCATCATCTGAAAAAGGTGAAGTTAGTAAAGAACTTATAGATAAACTTCAAGGCATGAGTACTCAAGATGTAGTACAACAATTCTTGAATTGGAGAGCAGATGCTGAATCTAAGTATATACCTATACCTGAGATGTCTGATCAAGATGTTAAGGAATTAAAAGGTGTGGCTGGAGGAGAAGAGAATTATGGTAAGATGTTACAATGGGCTCAATCAAATCTAACTAAACAAGAAGTGGATATGTTTGATTCTGTTATGGGTAGAGGTGATGTAGCCTCTGCATTCTTTGCAATTAATTCTCTAGCACAAAGATACAATGAAAGCGTAGGATACGAAGGTAGAATGTTAACAGGACAAGCACCAAAAGGTGGACAAGGTACATACCGTAGTCAGCAAGAATTAGTTGCTGCTATGGCTGACCCACGTTATGATAACGATCCAGCATATCGTAATGATGTAATGGAAAAATTAGCACAATCTGAAATGAAATTTTAATCATGGTTAGATCACTACAAATCAGTCCAAAAGAATTAAGTGAGATACACCAAGATGGTGTACAAAAAGGATTAACCATAAGTAGAAGAGAAAGACCTGCGGAAAACCCACCTCCAGGTGGTAATCCAGGTAAACCTCCTTGGCCTGGTTATCCTAATCCAATGCCTCCAGGTAAAGATTGGCCTGTAAAGTTAGCTGATCTAAACATGTGGCCTAATCTAAAAGGTGTAGGAATTGATATACCTAAAGATGATTCTGAATATGGAGAAGCATCAGGACCAAATAAAGATGAATTAGAAAGAAGAGGTTGGTCTAATCTTATGATCAAACAACTTCAAGATATAGCTGGTGGACCTAGCTTTGATATAGATCCAGCTGGTCATAAAAAAGTTAACAAAGGTGCTAAGATGCACAACAAAACTAGAAATAATCCTAGTGATACAGAGGTTGATATGATCAAGAAGTGGCTAGGTGGACCACAACTACCTTTAGCAGATGCATCAGCATTGACTGATTACTTAGATAGTCAAGGGAGAAATCCTAGAACTGGTAGTTTTAAAGGCACACCTTTAGGAAACGATCCTCAAAAATTAATAGAAACCCTTTTAATAGGAGCTCAGAAATTTAAAGCATGACTACACTTACATTACCAAGACAGAATAATTGGAATCAGTTCTGTGATTGGGTAACGAGCACCAACAACCGACTATACGTTGGTTGGTTTGGTGTCATTATGATTCCATGTCTTATTACAGCAGCAACATGTTTCATCATTGCTTTCATCGCAGCACCGCCTGTAGACATTGACGGGATTAGAGAACCTGTTGCTGGATCTTTTTTATATGGAAACAACATCATCTCAGGAGCTATCGTACCGAGCTCAAATGCAATCGGTCTTCACTTCTACCCAATCTGGGAAGCTGCAACCATCGACGAGTGGTTATATAACGGAGGACCATATCAACTTATTGTGTTCCACTTTCTCATCGGGATCGCCGCCTACATGGGACGCCAATGGGAACTTAGTTATAGATTAGGGATGAGACCATGGATATGTGTAGCATATTCAGCACCAGTAGCTGCAGCTTATGCAGTCTTCTTGGTCTATCCCTTTGGACAAGGGAGTTTTAGTGATGGTATGCCTCTTGGTATTTCTGGCACTTTCAATTTCATGTTCGTATTCCAAGCCGAACACAATATCCTTATGCATCCGTTCCATATGCTCGGTGTTGCAGGGGTATTCGGTGGAGCTTTATTCGCTGCTATGCATGGAAGTCTTGTTACTTCCTCACTTATTAGGGAAACAACTGAAGATATATCACAGAACTATGGGTATAAATTTGGACAAGAAGAAGAAACTTATAACATTGTAGCCGCACATGGTTACTTTGGTCGATTAATTTTTCAATATGCGAGCTTTAATAATAGTCGTGCTCTTCATTTCTTTCTTGGTGCTTGGCCAGTGGTGTGTATATGGCTCACATCTATGGGAATCTCCACTATGGCTTTTAACCTTAATGGATTCAATTTCAATCAAAGCGTCACCGATGCCAATGGAAGGATTATCCCAACTTGGGCTGATGTGCTCAACAGGGCAGACTTAGGAATGGAAGTAATGCATGAAAGAAATGCACATAACTTCCCACTTGACTTGGCTGCTACTAAGGAGGTAGAATATGCCTAAAGGTAAAGGTACTTATGGTACAAAGAAAGGCAGACCGCCTAAGAAATAAAACACTGGCGGCTCGATAGTCGAAATCAGAAGAAGCCACCTCAACATCATGTCCGTTCATTCTCTTTGAGAACGCATGAAACCACATCATGGAACGGGGGTGTGGTACTGGAGTATTACAATGACTGTAAAACTAAGGTATCGTGGTGTTGAGTACACTAAAACTACAAAGTAATTAACTTAACATGAAAAAACTTGCACTTGCCCTAGCGGCATCTATCGCTTCGGCTCCTGCAATGGCTGGCGTTTATGTAAACGTCGAGACCAACGCATCTTATACAGGCAATGATTATACTTCCCGTGCTACAGATCTACACATAGGTTATGAAGGTAACTTAGGACAACTTGGATATTATGTTCAAGGTGGACCAACACTTTCAGCTGATGATGGTGTAGATGGTACAACTGATTTCTCTGGTAAGTTCGGAGGTTCCGTAGCTGCATCAGATAGATTAGATGTGTATGGAGAAGTATCATTCGTATCCGATGAGACTGCTGACAATTCTTACGGCACTAAACTAGGTGCTAAATTCAAATTCTAAATTATAATCATGCCACATCAAAGCACCGTTGAAAGAGCTCATCCTGTTTCATTTGAGCCTAAAAATTATGAAGCTCATCATAACAAACCCGAAGAGCACCTTGACACTTTACCTAGTGAATTACAACCACCTGGTGTAGATGAGGAAATTGATTATGATTCTCTTGAAG